AGATAGTACTTAGTGTCGGTACCCATGTTGGTTGCGACATTGTATCTGTTTGACATTTAATGTATTGAACATCTTCTTTAAAATCAAAACTTGTTGCTTTGATTACTACAGGAACGGTGTTGAATACATTACTTCCATAGCCGGTTAGTTGACAAATAATAGGCGGATTACCAACGTTTGGTCCTGTACCATAAAACATTTTAGTAACGGTTCTTAACCAAGTGGTGGCAGCTATCCAGTAGTAAGCATCTTTTTCAGTTTCAACTGAAAACTCTCCACTAATTTGAATGTCTTCAATAGCACTACTCTTATAGGCCTGGAATGGATATATATTATGCACAGGATCTAATTGGCTGTAGTTTGCCTTTGAAGATACCGTGATGTTTGGCAAGTATGGCCAAGCGAGTCCGCCGGTTTCCTTAAGAGTTGCGTCAAACAAAGGAGAGTTAAACAATTCCCAATTGCAGTTGATTCTAACACGCCAATCATTTCCTGGCACTGGTGTCATTGATACTACCGCGCCTCGTGTTTGAAATAACTCTGCATTTGACGGTAAGTTTATTCCTCTAGCAAGACTTAGAATATTGTTTAATTGTCCAGCGGCTTTGGAAATAGCACCTGCAACACCAAGTAGTCCGCCAGCAATATTTCCACCGCCTAATTTATTAAGAGAGGTAGCAATGTCAGAAGTAACGTTACTAATAGCACCAACACCCGTACCAACTTTAGATACTAAGTTTTGTGCTTGTCCTGTTATGCCGCCTAATGCTGGAAGGCCGGCGCCTCCAATTGAGCCTGTTAATCCTTTAACGCCTGCCATTCCTTGGTCAATTGCATTACCAACACCCGCTGTAACTCCATTTAATCCGCTGCCTAATCCGCCGGAAAGACGAGAAGTTACAGAATCTAAATTTGTTTTAGATAAAGAAGCGGTCATGTTGTTTAAGCCGGCTCCTGCTTGGTTAGCGGCTCCGCTAATACTTTGAGAAACATTGTTAACTAATTGGGCTAATGGATTAAGCGATAATGGCATAAAAAGACTCCGTTTAGTCTATTTATTCTTGTCAAAATGTGCTATTATATTAATAAAAGGGAGATATATACTGAATGAATACCGTACCTAAAATTAAGTACCTAACAAACAAAGACTTACTAAGAGAGATACATTTAAGCAAAAATACATACTGCTCATGCACAGATAAAGCATTTTTAGAGTATGATATGATTGTACCAAACTTGTCCAAAATTAATATCAGGACAATTGCCGAAGCAAAAAGAAACAGAGCTTCTAGGTTAGCAAAAATTAACCACGAAGCAGCAATGTTAGCGCAAGGTAAAAAAATTCCCGCAAAAGAATTTGAAATAGACTATAAAAAAATTGACAAGAATGATGTAGTCTTTAGAGTTATGACCTTTGAACATATTCCTCTTGCTCCAGGAAGAAAAAAGACCGTTAAAAATACCAGCGACGGTCATGAAAAAGTAAATTTTCCGCCCTTTCAACATTGGAAATTTGATACCAACGGTAATCTAATATGTGTTGTAAAAAGCCACTGGAAAGGTGATATTAACACCGGAGCATTTAGCAAAGACCACGGCCAAATGACTAGTAATCTAGCTCGAATGTTTTTAAAATTATGTGACCGATATGCGACTAGAGGCAACGTTAGAGGATATACCTATAATGACGAAATGAAAGGGCAGGCTATTTTACAGCTAACACAGATAGGACTACAATTTGATGAAAGCAAATCCGATAATCCTTTTGCTTATTATACTGCTGCTGTCACTAATTCATTCGTGCGGATCATTAACATTGAAAAACGTAACCAGAACATCAGAGACGACATACTGGAAATGAACGGTATGAATCCAAGTTGGACTCGTCAATGGGGTAGTGGTAGTGGTCCTGCTACCGCTCCTGTTACTATCGATAATGGTAATGATTGGGATTGACCTTTAATAAAAATTATATTAAACTCGTCATATGAATCTATTTAAAAAAGCCGCATGTTTTACGGATATACACTTTGGATTAAAATCAGGAAGCAGAACTCACAACATTGATTGTGAAGAATTTGTTAAATGGTTTTGTGATACTGCTAAAGAAGAAGGTGCAGAAACTTGCATCTTCTTAGGCGACTGGCATCACAATCGATCAACTACAGATGTTAGCACTATGAATTATACGGTGTCTAACCTAGAACGATTAAACGCATCTTTTGAAAAAGTCTATTTTATTTTAGGCAATCACGATTTGTTTTATAAAGACAAACGAGAAATCAATTCAATTGAATTTATGCGATTGTTTCCAAATGTAACTCCTATTAAAGAACCCTTTACAGATGGAAATGTAACAATACTCCCTTGGTTAGTAGGAGACGAATGGAAAGATATTCCAAAAATTAAAAGCAAATATATTTTTGGACATTTAGAATTACCAAGCTTCTACATGAATGCTATGATTCAAATGCCCGATCATGGCCAGTTGCAAAGAAACCATTTTGTAAATCAAGATTATGTGTTTAGCGGGCATTTTCACAAACGCCAAGCTACAGGAAACATAGTGTATATTGGTAATGCATTTCCGCACAATTACGCCGATGCAGGTGATGACGATCGAGGTATGATGTTATTAGAGTGGGGAGGCAAACCCCAATACAAAACTTGGGCTAATCAACCAGTATATCGTACCTACAAGCTAAGTCAAATAATTGATACTCCCGACGCATTGTTAAGACCAAAAATGCATTGTCGTGTTACTATTGACTTACCTATTACATTTGAAGAAGCAAATTTCATTAAAGAGCAATTCATGCCGCAATACGATTTGCGAGAATTAATGCTTATTCCAGAAAAGGTAGAAGTTGAATCGAGTGCTTCGCCTATCGATATTGAATTTGAAAGTGTTGATACCATTGTTATCAATCAAATCAATGCTATTGAAAGCGACACATACGATAAAGGACTCCTATTAGAGATTTATAAAGAACTATGATTAAAATTAAGAATCTAACCGTAAGAAATTTCATGAGCGTGGGTAATCAAACTCAAGCCATCGATTTTGACCGTGGTCAATTAACTCTAGTCTTAGGTGAAAATCTAGATCTAGGAGGTGATGATTCTGGGGCTCGCAACGGTACGGGCAAAACAACTATCATCAATGGCTTGAGTTATGCGATCTACGGTCAAGCCCTGACTAATATTAAACGTGACAACCTTATCAACAAGATTAATCAAAAGGGAATGTTAGTCACAATTAGTTTTGAAAAACACGGCGTTGAATATCACATTGAACGTGGTAGAAAACCAAACTTGTTAAAATTTAGCATTAACGGTCAAGAACAAGAATTACAGGACCTTGACGAATCTCAAGGCGATAGTCGAGAAACACAAAAAGCAATTGAAGATGTATTTGGTATGAGTCACGAAATGTTTAAACACATTTTAGCGTTGAACACTTATACTGAACCGTTCTTATCAATGAAGGCTGCTGATCAAAGAAGCGTTATTGAACAATTACTAGGTATTACACTTTTATCAGAAAAAGCAGAAAATTTAAAAGAACAAATCAAACAAACAAAAGATGCTATTACTTCAGAAAATACTAAAATAGAAACAATTAAAGCTAGTAATGAACGCATTCAACAAAGCATTGAAGCGTTAGAGCGTAAACAAAAAATGTGGAACGATCAAAAAGAGTCCTCTCTTGAAAATATACTTAAAAGTATTGATCGTTTAATGCAAATTGACATTGAAGAAGAAATATCAAATCAACGAGCATTAGTTGAATGGAATAAAAACAAAAAAGAAAAAGATAACCTTAATTCTTTAATTGCTAAACAAACAGCGGCATTAGAAAAAGAACAAAAAGTCCTTTCTAAATTAGAAAAAGAGCTTATTAGTCTTGCAGATCATAAATGCCATGCTTGTGGTCAAGAGTTACATGATGACAAACATGAAGAAATGCTTGTAGCAAAAGCTCAACAAGTTGAAGAAAGTAAAGGTTCTATTAACGAACACTTAGAAGAACTATCAACTCTTAACGAAGCAATGGCATTATTAGGTGAGCTAACTGCTTGTCCAAAAGTAACTTATGACAATTTAGAAGAAGCACTTAATCATAAAAACACATTAGATGGGTTAGAAAGAGATGCTACTATTAAAGAAGCAGAAGAAAACCCTTATGATGATCAAATCTTAGAATTAAAAAATACTGCTGTTCAAGAAATTGACTGGAATAACCTAAACGAACTTGTAAGAGTTAAAGATCATCAGGAGTTTTTACATAAACTTTTAACAAATAAAGATAGTTTTGTACGTAAACGTATTATCGATCAAAACTTAGCATTCTTAAATCAACGATTAACTCATTATCTAGATAGAATAGGATTGCCTCATATTGTAGAATTTCAAAATGATCTTAGTGTTATTATTACTCAATTAGGCCAGGACCTAGATTTTGATAATTTAAGTCGAGGTGAACGCAACAGATTGATTTTATCTCTATCTTGGGCGTTCCGAGATGTGTGGGAAAATCTTTATCATCCTATCAACCTGTTGTTTATTGATGAGCTTGTAGACAGCGGCATGGATGCCAGCGGAGTAGAATCAAGTATTGCGGTACTTAAGAAGATGACTAGAGAAAGAAATAAAAATGTTTTCTTAATTTCTCACAGAGATGATCTAACAAATCGAGTAAATCATGTGTTAAAAGTTATTAAAGAAAACGGATTTACCAGTTACAGCAACGATGTGGAGATTATAGAATGATTTATGACTTTTATTATGTTAAAGAACTTTATACACCAGAAATGTGTGAAGAACTCAGGACTTTAATTCTATTACATTATAATAGAGACGATTCTGTAAAAGATGTTCCTGCAGATGGAGCAACTAAAACTGCCGATGTAAAATTTATCAACAGAAAATTTATATCCCCCGAATTAGAAAAATTTTATGAATCAATTGGTGTTATTAACAACCTTGCTTTTAGATTTCATCTTGACGCAATTGGGTACGAGTCAATATTAAGTTACAATACCTACGATTCTAAAACCAACGGCGAATATGATTGGCACACCGACGGGAGAAGAGATGGTATTAAGGATATTAAATTAACAGCATTACTAAACTTATCTGACGAACCGTATGAGGGCGGTGATATAAGTTTATTTTTCAACGGTCCTCATGTAATTGAAGAATTTAGATTGCCAGGAACATTGTTAGTTTTTCCTAGCTGGGTTCCTCATAAAGTTGATCCAGTAACCAAAGGCACTAGAAAAACACTTATTCAATTCTTTGAAGGCCCTCCTTTGTTATGACAACAGAATCGCACGATCGTATGATTGCTGCTTTTCAGGAATATTTTAAGTGGCAAGAACGATTTGAATACAAAGGCTCAGATGAAGCAGGCATTAAGGCACGATATTGGCTATCAGAAATACGCAACGAGGCATCAAAAAGGCGAGTTGAGATACAAGAAAAACGCGAACAACGAAAGTTAGCCAGAAAAGGCATGGTTGGAAGACCGCCTAAAATAACTAAGTGAGTGCAATGGACGTATCAAAATCAACCAATAAACGAAATACCAGAAGGCTATATTGGCTTTGTTTATCTCATCACGAACACACAAACCGGGCAGAAGTACATAGGCAAGAAATTAGCACAATTTAAACGTACTAAACCACCACTCAAAGGCAAAAAACTTAAACGTAGATCCGTAGTTGAAAGCGATTGGCGCGATTACTGGGGTTCTTCTGATAGGTTAAACGCAGACGTCCAAGCATTAGGTCCCGGAAACTTCACTAGAGAAATACTTTATCTTTGCAAATCCAAGGCAGAAATGTCCTATTTAGAGGCAAGAGAGCAGTTTGAACGCAGAGTTTTAGAAACTGACGAATATTATAATGGCATTATAAACGTCAGAGTAGGCGGTTCAAACATACTAAGGCAACGCCTAGAAGAACATAAAAAGGCAAAATAAAGCGGTTTTTGGCTAGCGCAGGCCTTAACTTCATGCGCTCTAAACCTGGTCAATCGTGGTCGCAGGGACGGAATTCCATGCCGCAATGGTACTCAACTACTACCCATTTATGGATGAAGATCGCTTAAAACCTGCGATTTAGTTGTTTGAAAAGGATATGTAAAGGTAAAATGAGGGGAGAAAAACCCCACGTGTACATTAGTGATAGCAGATTAATGTATACCGCCGTTGTGTAAAGACGGAGCTCGAGGTACCGGACAACCGCCTCTGTAATGCTCTACTGCTGTGTGACATGGTTCGACTCGGATAATGTTTTTTCTTTGCCCGGCAACGGGCAAAGTGTGACTGAAACGATCTGGATAATGCTAAATTTGCGCTTCGCGCAAAATATATTTCAACTGCATCTTTGAAATAATTAAAAAAAAGAAAAGTGCTTTGAGCGAAGCGATAAAGCAAGCGAGCGTTAGCTCGCTTTTCAATAAATAAGTAGTATATCAATTTTGAGTCTTTTATGAAAATATCAACATTATTAGAAAATCATCAGTTACTTGTCGAAAGACATATGCACAACTCACGATTAATATTAGAGGAAAGCTGTGACGGTCTTAATAAGGAACAACGCAGAATTGTTGAAGGCATTTATAATGAAATGCTACCTCTTATCGAAGCTAGTCTAAGCCCTGAACAGGTTAAACAGGTATTTGGATCTGTAGAGCAAAGTGTAAGTGCAGGTGGTGGTAATAGAACAATGCTGGGCAAAGGCATCGATGTTGCTAAAAAAGCAGATGAAGTAGTTAATAAAGTTGGTAAATGGCTACAGGATACTACGCCTGTTAAGAACATGGACCAAAAGTTTGAAGATTTAAAGGCTAAAGTTGGTGCTAAGTTTCCTGAGCTAGATAAAACTCTAACTGGATGGGGAACTTGGATGAAAGAAAATCCAGGTAAGTCAGCAGCGATTATTGGTGTGCTTACCACTCTAGCAGCTCTTGCAGGTGGCCCAGTAGGTGGCGCTATTGCAGGTGCTATTATTCGTAATTCGTCTGAACTAATCAAAGGCGAAAAACTTTCAACTACCATTGGCAAAGGTATTAAAACAGCAGCCTATGGTTTTATTGCTGGTAAGACCTTTGAACTTATTGGCGATGCACTCAGTGGCGGAGTTGATATTATCAAAGATAATCTATTCCCTGGTGCTAGAAGATTAAACATGACTCAAATCTTTGATGAAGTTGGGGGAGAGTTAGGATCACGTTCTGCTAACTTTGAAATTAAAGGACTAGTAGGACAACCAGCAGATATTGCAGATGCTAAAGAGTTATTCATGGATGCTACTTCTGCTTGGCAAGCAGGAGATTATGCTCAAAGCGACAAGGTATGGCAAGTTCTTCAGGGCATGATTGATGATAAATTTAATAATCCAGAGTATATTGCTCAGATTGCTGCCACAGCAGACAAGCGAGCAATGTTAAAATCTGCTGCCGAAGGTGCTAAAGAAGTGTTTAAATTCTTAGGCGCGGCTGCGCAAGGCGCAGTTGCAGCTGGTACAGGCAGCAAACAACCAAAACAAGAAAGTTATTATATTCAAACTAGACCTTTAAGTGAAGGTCAAGTATATCTAGTGTTTAATCGTGTGTTATCAGAAGCTGGCTTTATGGACAAGGTTAAAGCTGGAGCAGGCAAAGCAGTTGATTGGGCCAAGACAAAAGGTCATAACATGACCACACAGGTCACGGCAGACAAGTTAAATTCTGCTTGGCAAAAAGCAGGTGCTCCTACAGATTCAGAAGAACTAGCAAAGTTTTTACAAGATCAGGGCATTGATGCAGGTATTGTTACACAAGTTTATAGTCAAATGAAACTACCACCACCCGGTCAGGGCGGTGCCGATCAAGGTGGCCAAGGTGGCGCCAATGGTAAAAAAACAGCTACACTATATGCAGAAGTTAAATCAGAGTTAGCTAAGTTAGATAAGAAAAGTAAAAAGCGTATCATGGGCTTCTTACAAAAACAATTAGGAACTGCTTAAAATGAGATTAAATGAATTCATAACCGAAGATAAAGAACTTGCCGAAGGCCCATTGATGAATAAAATTGGTAGTGCAGTTGGCAAAG